TGTTAGGAGCCAAACTCCTAGGCCCTATGGAATGAGAGTTGGCGCAAAGAACCACGCGGCACTCCGACGTCGGCAGAGAGTCTTTACTGGTGCACCAGGGCTCCCCAGTGTTAGAAAGCGGGAGAGCCCCGATAAACGGGGTTACAGGTCTTTTATACCATTTTGAGTTACATTTGCATACAGGCTGGCGATAGGCTCTCTGCTCGGTGGTGGTTGGGGTTGTGGGTAATTTCGTCCCGGGGAAGCTTGGGAAATGAAGTTTCTTTCGGCTGATGCAACTCGGAGCCCGGGTTGCGAAGCGGCTGATGCAACTCGGGGCCCGGGTTGCGTAGCGGCTGGGGACTTTCCGGCTAGGGTGGGGCGCATAAGCGGTTTTACAGAAGCGAAATGAAAGCGGTTAGGGTGGGGCGCATAAGCGGTTTTACAGAAGCGAAATGAAAGCGGTTATTTATGTAGCAAAGGTGGGGGGTTCTGACTTCTCATTCCCCCCTGCTTTTGTCCCGGAAGCTCAATCCTGAGCTTCTTCCTCAGCTTTGAGTGCTTGGTATTGCTGGGCCAGCACCATGGCATGTACAACATTAAGTCTATCATTAATGAAGGCCATGAGGCGACTGAAAACGCATGGCCCAATGGTTAGTATGAGTAGGAGGGTGAGTAGGGGTCCCAGGAGAGGTAGGAGGTACGGAAGAAAGCCCTGCAGCCCGGTCCAGAGAGGGTTGGATGCCAGGCTTTCCCTGCGTTTTTGTAATTCTTCTTGTAGGGTTCTTATTTTGTTTCTCACAATTCCTGACTTGTTAGCATAAAAACAGCATTTTTCTTGTAAGGCTAAACAAATTCCTCCTTGTTCTGCCGTTAGTAGGTCCAGTCCCCTCCTATTTTGGAGAACTACTTCAGCTAACGAGTCTACCTGGTCTTGTAAATCTTGTATGGTACCGGATAAGACTTGGACATCAGATATTAACTGATGGGATAATTTTGTATACTGGGTGACGGAGACACCTAGGCCTGTAGCTCCGGTGGTGAATGCTGCGGTGATTCCCAGTCCAGCTAGTAAAGGGATGAACTGTACAGCTCGTTTAGGTCTATGTATATAATGATCAATGGCAGGAATGGGGACTGGCTCATCCCCCGGGATGATGTCAATGTCGGGGAGGAGGGAGGCTTGGACGCAAAGTCCTGTCCAGTTTTGGGGTAAATAGGTGTATGCCATGTTATTTCCACAGAGGAAGACTGACCCGTTTAGGGCACATAAAGGACTACTGACATTGGCTACAGAGGTGCAGTTAGTAAAGGTGACTGCACCTAAGTCTATTTGTTCCGTATCGTTAATGAAAGGGGAAGATAAACAGGACGAGTTGGAGAACTGCATCGGTTGAACCAAGAGGGGAGGTATAATCTGACAGGAGGCATTCGCTAGGGAGTCTGCTAGGGAGTAGGTTAAAGAGGGAGTGGGTATCGCAAGAGGGGTAGGGGTACCTAGTTTTAAACAGAGCCAACAATCTTGGGCAAGGCTAAAATTGGACATCTGGAGTAACCTAAAAGTGGTATTCAGGATATCAAAAGTCCGTGCATCAAGGCTAAGGTCATCTCTGACTTTGGGCAGGGCTAAGGGGTGGTATTGAAGTTCAGGATGCATAGCCTTATGAATTTGTTCTAGCCTTTTTTGGACTGTCCACACTCTCTTAGTATCGAGGGGTCCTCCACCATCGGAGATATGGATGGGGGCTGTGGCACTCCAGCAAACGGGCTGATTTATAGAGCCCCTACAAGGGGACTGTAGGAGCTGATTGGGGTTTTGTAATATCTGTACCTCGTTGAGGCTCCCAGACCGTATTTTAAGCAAGGTGGCCGTGTAGTATGTCTTATTATTCGCCCTGCATTGCCGGTATTCAGTATAACAAGAACTGTGCATCGAGTCCTGGAAAGTGTTACAGGGGCAGTTCTGGAGTTCTCCCCCGCTAGGGGTGAGATTTTTTGGAGTGACTCTGCATTTCCATTTTTGGTTGGTCATTAAGTAGGCCGTCTTGCCTGGGCAAGTTACCTGTTGGATGGAGTTCGGTGGGGCCTCGGATACCTGCCCTCCGCTGCATTCGCATGGTTTACCATGTTGTTTTTGTACTAATGCGATAGCCTTGCGGGGGTCGTCAAACCCTGCCCGAACTATTATTAGGCTACATAAAATGACCATTCCTGTTGGGAGTTTCATTTTGGGTTAGTACAGGGACAAGGTGGATTAGCAGTCAGACACGGGAGAGTCTTATCTTAAGAGGGTTCTCCGAACGGCGGAGCTTCCAGGTTTTGGGAGTTTCTGGTCCAGGGGTTTTTGGGGCTGCCTTGGCGTGCGATGCGTGAATCCAGGCGGCGATCCCGTCAACCTTTATGGCGGTGGGCGTGGTCAGCAGGACGATGTAAGGTCCCTTCCAACGAGGCTCCAATCCTTGAGAGCGGTGCCGCCGGACGTACACGGAGTCTCCCACCTGAAATGGGTGGCTAGTTTGTGGATGTCCTGGCCGGTACAATTCGGCCAGGGGTGTCCAGATTTGGGCCTGCACCGCTTGCAGCCCTTTTAGTCGGGCTTGTAAATCAGTCTTAGGATCGGAGGGGGAGAAGGAATTGAGCAAGGTTGACAAAGGGGGGGGTCCCCCATAAAGGATTTCATATGGGGTGAGCCCGAAACGGTTGGGCGTATTTCTGGCTCTTAACAAAGCCAGAGATAGGAGGCGTCTCCAATCTTTTAAGCCAGTCTCTAAGGTCAATTTAGTAAGGGTCTCTTTTATTGTTCTATTCATTCTTTCTACCTGTCCTGAGCTCTGGGGCCTATATGCACAGTGTAATTTCCAATTAATCCCCAGTGTCCTGGCGAGCCCCTGACTTACCTGGGAAACGAAGGCCGGCCCGTTATCTGACCCGATTACCTTGGGAAGTCCAAATCTGGGGAAGATTTCTTCTAAAATCTTCTTGGCTACCACGTGTGCCGTTTCCTGTCGGGTGGGGTAGGCTTCTACCCATCCTGAAAAGGTGTCTACAAACACTAATAGGTACTTATACCCCGCATAGTGAGGCTTTACTTCAGTAAAATCTATTTCCCAATAGACTCCTGGGCGGTTACCACGAGTCCGTTTTCCTTCTGGCACTCGGGTAGCCCCAGCGTTTACCTGTTGACAGACCTTACAGGCGGAGGTCACCTGTTCTATGAGGGTGCCTGCCTTAGGGATTAAGAAGTCAGTCTTTTCAATCAGTGACTTCAGCTTCCGATTACTTAAATGTGTCCAGGCGTGCATTTGTTGGATCATTGCTAGGGCTTCCTTTCGGGGAAGGACTATCTTTCCTTCTTTTTCCCAGTCTTTAGTGTCCTGATTCAGTATAGCCCCTATGGCCTTTGCCTCTTCCTGGTCTTCTGGGGTGTAAGCATATTTGTTGGTCGTAAGATTGGTTTCTTCAAGCTTGGTCAAAGTCAACGTTTCTGCCACAGCGACTTGCCTGGCTACTTGGTCTGCCTGTCTATTTCCTGTTGCAATTGGGTCTTGTCCTTTCTGATGCCCGGGGCAATGAATTATGGCTACTCTCCGGGGAAGAAAAAGGGCCTTTAATAATGCAATGATTTCAGCTTTATTTTTAATTTCTTTTCCTTCTGAGGTTAGTAGGCCCCTTCTTTCATAAATACTCCCATGTGTATGAGCCGTTGCAAAGGCATATCGGCTATCTGTATATATGTTAGCCTTTTTCCCTTCGGATAGCTCTAGGGCCTTGGTGAGTGCTATCAGCTCAGCCTTTTGGGCAGACGTGCCAGGAGGTAGTGATTGTGCCCATATGATGTGGTGGCCATCTACTACCGCCGCTCCCGCCCTCCGGGTACCTGAGTCGATGTAACTGCTCCCGTCCGTATACCAAGAGTGATCCGCATCTGGGAGCTCTTGATCTTTAAGATCTTCCCGTGTCCCATGGGTCTCAGCCAGTACTTGCCGACAATCGTGTGCGCTCTGTTGGTCTTTCGGTGCCGGTAGCAACGTGGCAGGGTTCAAGGTAACCGGAGGTCCAAATTGGACGCGGTCTGTGTCCAGTAGGAGGGCCTGGTAGTGAGTTAGGCGTGCGTTGGTTATCCATCGGTCTGGTGGTTGCCGCACTATGGCCTCTAAAGCATGCGGGGTGATAACAGTTAGTGGCTGTCCAAGGGTTAATTTGGCAGAGTCCTTGACCAGCATAGCAGTGGCTGCCATGATACGAAGACATGGGGGCCACCCCGCTGCCACAGGGTCCAACTTTTTGGACAGGTATGCTACTGGTCTCTTCCAGGGCCCTAGTTTTTGGGTTAGAACTCCTTTGGCAATTCCTTGTTTCTCGTCTATGAAGAGGGTAAAGGGCTTGGAGGTGTCTGGCAACCCGAGAGCCGGGGCGGAAAGGAGGGCCTCTTTTAGGGCCTCAAAGGCTGACTGATGTTTTTCCTGCCAGGTGAAGGGTGCACTCTCTTTCGTGAGGGCATAGAGGGGGGCGGCTAGCTCAGCGAACCCAGGTATCCATAAGCGACAGAACCCAGCAGTTCCCAGGAATTCACGTACCTCTCTGGGGCTCTGGGGCGGCGGAATGCGAGCCACAGTTTCTATTCGCCCAGGGGTGAGCCATCTTTTCCCCTCACTTAGTATGTACCCCAGATAGGTTACTTTGGTTTGGCAAATCTGGGCCTTCTTAGCGGATGCCCGGTATCCTTTGTCTCCCAATTCTCGAAGCAGATGTTTGGTACCTCGTGTGCAGGCTTCCTCTGTGGGGGCGGCCAGAAGAAGGTCATCCACATATTGGAGTAGAGTTACTTCTGGGTGTTGAGTCCGGAAGTCAGTTAGGTCCCTGTGGAGAGCCTCATCAAAGAGAGTGGGGGAGTTTTTGAACCCCTGGGGTAAGCGGGTCCAGGTTAATTGGCCTGAGATTCCTCTTTCAGGGTCCCTCCATTCGAAAGCAAACAGTTCCTGGCTCTGGGGGGCCAAGGGTAAGCAAAAGAATGCATCTTTTAGGTCCAGTACTGTGTACCAGGTGCGGTCTGGGCTCAGAGTGCTGAGCAAGTTATAGGGATTGGGGACCGTAGGATGGATATCCATAGTCCTTTTGTTGACTTCCCTTAAGTCTTGGACGGGCCTGTAGTCCCGAGTACCAGGTTTTTTCACTGGTAAGAGAGGGGTATTCCAAGGTGAGCGGCAAGGTCGCAGGACCCCAAGCTCTAGAAACCTGGTAATGTGTGGCTGAATGCCCATATGAGCCTCCTTGCTCATGGGATACTGTCTGATAGATACAGGCATTGCCGTGGGCTTTAGGTCAATTATGATTGGGGCCTGACATTTGGCTCGACCGAGCCCTCCCGTTTCTGCCCAGGCCTGGGGAAAGTCCTGCAGCCAGGCTTCGAGGAGGTTAGTGGTGACCGGGGTTTCAAAAAGTCTATGTTCGTCGTGTAAGGACACAGTCAAGACTTGGATAGGCTGGCCATCCCGGTTTAGCACTTGGGCCCCCGTTTCGGAGAAGTGTATCTGGGCTCCAAGCTTGGTCAGGAGGTCTCGTCCCAGAAGGGGGTACGGGCATTCGGGTACCACCAGAAAGGAGTGTGTCACTGTCCCTTGCCCTAGGTCAACCGTGCGGCGGTTAGTCCATTTGTGAATTTTCCTTCCTGTCGCTCCTTGGACCCAGGAGGTACGCGAGGACAGGGGCCCATTTGCCTTGGTTAAGACCGAGTGTTGAGCTCCCGTGTCCACCAGGAAGGTGGTGGGATGCCCCCCTACAGATAAAGTTAGCCGGGGCTCGGGGGGGGCTCCAGAGCCCTGACGTCCCTACTCGCTCTCTTCGCCCAAGGTGAGTACGGGGGTAGATTTCTTTGAGTCTCTAGGGCGCTTAGGGCAGTCTTTGATCCAGTGCCCGCGCTCTTTGCAATAGGCACATTGGTCTTTTTCTATTTTGGGCCGCCTCTTCGTTTCCCCTGACTTTCCTGTTCTATTTTCTGTCACTACAGCTGCCAGGATTTTAGTTAGATGTTTATCTCTCTTTCGATCTCTTCGTTCCTCCCGTGCTTCCTGCTCTTTTGCTAGCCTAGCCTCCTTTTCTTCTGGAGTTTCCCTCTTGTTATATACCTTTTCTGCCTCCCTAACTAGTTCTTGCAACCCATAGGTTTGGATCCCATCTAACCTTTGGAGTTTTCCTTTTATATCGGATGCTGCCTGATCTATGAACGACATGGCCACTGTAGCCTTATGTTCTGGAGCTTCGGGCGTAAATGGAGTATACATCCGAAACCCCTCTAGAAGCCGTTCCATAAAGGCTGCGGGGCTTTCCTCTTTTCCTTGAATTATAGTTCTTACCTTGGCCAAATTGGTGGGCCGTTTTCCTGCCCCCTTGAGACCCGCCAACAGAGCCTGGCGATAGATTCGGAGACTCTCCCTACCTGGAGCCGTTTCATAGTCCCAGTCCGGGCGAGTAAGGGGAAACCCCTCATCTATTTCATTGGGGAGCTGGGTTGGAAAGCCTCCAGGCCCTGGCACATTTTTCCGGGCCTCCAGGAGAACTCGTTGCCTTTCCTCTGTAGTCAAAAGGACCTGTAGGAGTTGCTGGCAGTCGTCCCAGGTGGGCTGGTGTGTGAGGAGGATGGATTCTATCAGTGAGGTTAGGGCCTGGGGTTCTTGGGAAAAGGAAGGGTTATGAGTTTTCCAATTATAAAGATCGGAGGCAGAGAATGGCCAATATTGGACAGTCCGGTTGACTGTCCGAAGAGGAAACAGGGAAGATTGCCAAGTGGGAGGGCCGTTTGGGTCATCCAATCGCCGGAGACGGAGGCGGGGGGTCTGAGGTGGGGTCTGGGGAGTTAGATCGGGTGGGGCTGGGGTAGAGGACGGGGCTGACGTACAGGCGGGGGAAGAAGTTGGGGAGAGGGAGGAGGAACTGGAGGCAGGAGGGGACGTAGGGCCCACCGGGGTCAAGGCGGGGGCCAGGGGCGGATTATAGGGTGGAGGCTGTAGGAGGGGGTTGTGAGGCGGCGAGGACAAAGCGTCTAGGAGAGGAGGGTCCTTTTGGGACTCATCAGGAAGAACTGGTTTGGGCGGTTTGGGTGGGGCTGAAGGTTGGGTTGAGGCTCGGTCTTTTGAGGTTTTCAGGGGGAGAAGGGTAGACTGAGATAGGGGGCAGGAAGGGAGGAAGGGTTTCACCCATGCCGGAGGATTCCGAATGAGATCCTCCCACGTGAGGATATAGGCTATTTGATCTGGATGACCTCGTGGTCCGGGATCCATTACCTTCGTCTTAACCTGTAATATAATAGAGAGGTCAAAAGTCCCATCCCGGGGCCACCCTACGGATAGGGTGGGCCACTCTGATGAACAATAAGTTCGCCATCGACCTTTCCGAACCTCAAGGGAAAGATTGTGAGCTCTTGCTTGGACGTCCGAGAAATGAGTCAGAGTCAAAGTTAGAGGAGTAGTCAATGTCTGTCCCATGGCTGTGTCGTCCTGTCCTGTCCACGCGTCCACACCAGCACACTTACACACACATACACAAAGATGACTACAATGTCGACACAGACCAGACAACACAGACTAGACAATAACCAAGGAGCCGCGGCCAGTATTCAGATTCAGATGGCAGGGGAGGCCTGCCTACGGATTTGGGGAGTCTGACGAACTTGTCAGTTCTCCCCTACAAACACCACCGAGGCGTCCCTCGGGGCTGGGGTGTGAAGGTTCAGGACACGTCTGTCCTCCTTCAACACTCCTACGGAGGTGGCCGGCCGGCCTCAGAATTCACAGTTCAGAGACAAAACATAGAACACAATACCTGTGTGCAGACAAAGGCACAGAAGTCTGTCTTCAGTCAGTCCGTCAGTGGCCCGGGCCGGAGAGTCATCCACCGACGGGGCCGGGGTTCTCTTGCCTTCCCTCGGTTTCCCGGCCAATGCACCAAATGTTAGGAGCCAAACTCCTAGGCCCTATGGAATGAGAGTTGGCGCAAAGAACCACGCGGCACTCCGACGTCGGCAGAGAGTCTTTACTGGTGCACCAGGGCTCCCCAGTGTTAGAAAGCGGGAGAGCCCCGATAAACGGGGTTACAGGTCTTTTATACCATTTTGAGTTACATTTGCATACAGGCTGGCGATAGGCTCTCTGCTCGGTGGTGGTTGGGGTTGTGGGTAATTTCGTCCCGGGGAAGCTTGGGAAATGAAGTTTCTTTCGGCTGATGCAACTCGGAGCCCGGGTTGCGAAGCGGCTGATGCAACTCGGGGCCCGGGTTGCGTAGCGGCTGGGGACTTTCCGGCTAGGGTGGGGCGCATAAGCGGTTTTACAGAAGCGAAATGAAAGCGGTTAGGGTGGGGCGCATAAGCGGTTTTACAGAAGCGAAATGAAAGCGGTTATTTATGTAGCAAAGGTGGGGGGTTCTGACTTCTCA